GACTCGTCGGAGGCTTTCCAGACGGTCATGTTGATCTCGGGTTTCCAACGGAACACCGTAGACAGGTGCTCTTCATTACCAGTTTCGTGGGCAATCATCAGCAACTTGTCAGCGTTGACCGTTCGGTTAACCCGACCTTCAATCTTAATTGCGAAAGGTGATCCGACCTGCACCACGTTCTCAGTCCCCTCAAACGTCTCGGGGAAGTTAACTTTTTGTGCAATCTCGTCCTCAATCTCGCGCCGCTTCTCAACAGCAATCTTTTCAGCCTCCTTGTAGTTAATCCAACGCTCGGCCAGTTCGTCTAACGTAATGTCATCGAACACTCTCATGCTGCACCTCCAATTTTCTTGATAATTTCGCCAAGATCGGCGTCTTCCCACACTTCCAGCTTGCCGCTACGATCCTTGGCAAGCCACAAACCATCGCCATCAGTCATCAGGGCACGGCGGGTGTAGCCCTCAGGGTCTTTCTCAACCCTCAGCGCCAGCACCTCATCAAAGAAGTAGGGCAATGATTGCCCTGTCTTGTTCCCCGGCATACTCGGGGCATAAAGAACGCGGCCCATCTCATCTTGAGTCTTTTCTAATTTTGCCGACATATAAACGTGCTTGCCAGGGAGATCGCGGAAGCCTCGAATGATGTCGGCCATTTGCTCTTGCATCGCCCCGTAAGCAGCCCTCGGATCTTTATTGATCTTTTTCTCAGCGTTCAGCACTACCTCGGCAATCTCGCTGATGCTATCGAGCGCCACCGACTCAAACTCTGCCGCCTCGGCGCTGCTTGTGAGCCACTGATACGCCTCTTTAAGCTCCTGCATCGAGGTAATCTCAATGAAAGGTAGGTTGGTATCGGCGATGCTCAACAAACCGCCCTCTGCGCTCAAAATGACCGGTTTTGGTAGGGTTGGGATGAGGCTGGTCTTGCCAGCCCCGGCTTGACCGTAGACCAAAAGCTTGACCGCCTGAGCGGTCGCTTCTTTGGTTCTCTTCAATGAAATTGCCATCAGATGCCTCCACTTAGCGCAAGAAACAAGACGATGGCAGCAGATGCGCCGACCGCAATTGACGCCAAGATAATGACCCAAGGCGGGTCTTCTTTATGTTCAAACTTCATGGTTACTCCTTGGTTGTGGGGGCCGAGGCCCCCGGTTGGTTTACAGGTTTGCGATTCGTTCTTTGGCAGTCTTGTACGCCCAAGACGTAGCTTCTTGTTGGCTTGCAAAAGTTTTGCTCCGTTGCGTAACGCCAAAGTCGTTGAAGTTACGACCGATCTTGCGACCGTTTTGGACCCAAGCAGCGAACTCGGTTCCGTTGTTGTTAAGACCGACGATGTAGCCAATCTCGCGTTGCTTGGCGTCAAACTTGCCTGAACCCAACCAAACTTCTAGTGAATTGTTCCAATCGTTCATGCTACTTACCTCTGTGTTGCTGCACCGTCCGGCCATCGGTTCGTGCAGTTGTTGCTACTTTGCCCGTTTAACTTTAGGATGTCAACACAAGGTTTCAACCAAGGTGGAAAAAAAGTGACAACGAACGAGGCGATACAGCATTTTGGGAGCTTGAAGAAGCTCGCAGATGCGCTTGGGGTCTGGCCCCAGGTCATATATAGGTGGGGTGACAGACCGCCGATGGCCAGACAATATGAGATCGAAGTGAAGACTGGGGGGAAGCTGCGTGCAGACCATGAACAAGACTGAACAGAGCAAGATTGACGCGGCGCTCCTGTATGCCTCATGGGGCTGGCGAGTGTTACCAGTGGTGCCCAACGGCAAGGTTCCTGCGACCGCTCACGGGGTCAATGACGCAACCACAGACCCAGCCCAGATTCAGCGTTGGTGGGGGCAGAACCCGAATCTGAACGTAGGGATTGCTTGCGGCAGCACCAGCGGTATCGTGGTGTTTGACATTGACCCACGTAACGGCGGTGATGCCAGTTGGCAGCAATGGTTATCGGATCACGGCCCGCTACCAGATGGCGTAATGGCAATGACCGCAGGCGGTGGGCAGCACTACGTTGCAAGGCACGTGGACGGCATCCGGTCCTGCAAGCTTGCAGATGGCATTGACCTGTTGGCCGATGGCCGGTACTTCATCGTCTATCCGTCAACGATTGAGCACCGCGCCTACGAGTGGGAGGCATCTAGCGACCCGATAGACGGTATCGCCCCAACCGAGATCCCAACCCACTGGTTGCCGCTGCTTGGCCAACGCAAGGTAGCGCCCACAACCAACGGCGATCTCATCCAAGGTAACCGTAACGACGGCCTGACGAGCTTGGCCGGTGCGATGCGCTCATTCGGCATGACCGAGGCTGAGATACTGGCCGCGATTAGTGTTGCAAATGAGACACGTTGCGAGATCCCATTACCAAGCAGCGAGATCAAGCAGATTGCAAGATCAGTCTCACGCTACGAGCCAGACGCAGATGTTGCGGCTAGTAGCGCAATCGGCTCAGAGGCCGCAGACGCGCTTTTATCCGAGTCGCCAACACGTGACTACTTCCTAACCCGAGCAACGAGCTTCTTGGGCCAACCAAGCCCCGTGCCGTGGATTGTGAAGGGTTGGCTTCCTGCATACGCAACAACCATGATGTACGGAGAGTCTGGAGTGGGTAAAACCTTCGTTGCGCTCGACATGGCCTGCTGCATTGCCAGCGGGATCGACTGGCACGGTATCCGCACGAAACCTGGGATCGTGGTGTATCTGGCCGGTGAGGGTAATTACGGTATGCGTCAGCGGATTGCGAGCTGGTGCAAGCGGAACAACGTAAACAGTTTGGACAACTTGCTAATTAGCAACAAGGCCATTGACATGGACGGCCCAGGCGCTGCCACTCAGGTGATCGCCGCAGTCCGGGCATTGACCTCAGAACCAGTCGCGCTAGTCAACATCGACACTCTTAACAATCATATGAGCGGCGATGAGAACTCAGCCAAAGACTCACGCGCCATGATCAATGCTTGTAACGTGGTCTCAATGGCTCTCAGCGCCACGACCATGTTGATTCACCACCTTGGGCACAGTAACGAAGCCAAACAGCGTGCGCGAGGTTCTAGCGCGTGGCGCGGGGCATTAGACGCGAGTATTTTGGTTCACGGTAAAACTCACGAGATTATCGTTAGCTGCACCAAGCAGAAAGACGCACCAGAGCCAGCAGATCTGTTTGGGTGCCTAAGTCCAGTGGATCTAGGTTGGCAGGACGAGGATGGGATGCCGCTGCCTGGGGCGGTGTTTGAGATGTTTGCCGAGGGCGATCTTCGTATTCCACAACCAAAAGAGGATAAGTTGGCAGATCACAAGGCCAATCTTGAGCGAGCTTGGTTCGTTGGCGGTGCGGAAGTTGTAGATGAGATGCCATACGTCAGCCGAGAGGCGTTTAAGACGTTTTTGCTTGAGCAAGGCATCAAAGCCAACTCGGTAGACCAGCATCTGAAGTCTTCAGCCAGACCGGGAATGATTATCAGAGACTTGACTGATGCTGAAATTATAGGCAAGCATGACAAGGGATGGCTGGTTAAAGATACAGTTCTGGGTTCTAAACTCATTATAAAAGTTAGTCCGTAACAACCGTAACAAGCCGTAACATGCCGTAACATTGTTACGGCGGCAAAGGCGAGTTTACCGTAACGTAACGTAACACACCCTTTAGGGTGTTACGGTGTTACGGTACGATGCGGAGCGTTACGTTACGCAAAGGTTTCACCTTGAGGGGAAAATGTGCAAATGACGGAAAAAGGAAAATCAGTTCAAGAAAAGAAGAAGCGAGGAGGGCCGCAACCGGGATCGGGTCGACCTGAGTTTGTGCCGAGTGATAAAGATCGAGAGATGGTTGAGAAGCTGGCGAACTGGGGCGTCGCCGAGCACCACATCGCGCCGCTCGTTGGCGATGGCATAAACACCACCACGCTACGCAAGTACTTTATGACCGAACTCGAGCGCGGCAGGGCTAAAGCTAGTGCTGGCATCGGGCAGACGCTCTATCAGAAGGCTATGGCCGGCGACGTGGCGTCGCTCATCTGGTGGACCAAGACGCAAATGCGATGGACCGAAGCACCGCGCCAGATCGAACTGAGCGGCAACATCTCTATCACCGACGCGCTCGCCCAGGCGCAAGCACGCTTGATCGAGGCCGAGATCATCGAGATGGACACGCCGTTACTCGGCGTAACAGACCCCGTTACGCTTGTTACGGACGCCGTTACGGTTGACCGAGTAGAGGTAAAAGACCAATGAAATCAACGACTTAGGGCCGAAAGTTAACGCCCCGGCAGGGCCGACCAAGGGTTTTCCCGTAGGGCCGAGGGGGCCGGGGAGGGCCGGCGGGCGACCGGTCACGGTAACGGTACCCCCACGCGAATTTTTTTTATTTTTTGAAAAATGCAAAAAACCAAGTACAGCGCCGAAGAAGAACAGATCCTGATGACCAAGTTATGGTCGCCGGCGGTTGCTGACAACCC